CCTCTACATCGGGGGATCCGCCGCAGGCAACACGGTGCTGCCGAGCATGACCCTGCCCGCCAACGGCTTCGGGATTCTCAGCCCCAACGGGTTTGCCGTCTACGATACCAACGGCAATCTGTACTCGACCGGAGCCGCCACCCACCAGCTCCCCGGCGGCCTGGCGTCGATCGCAGCCGCGTCCTCGGCGATCGCCAACACGGAGACCGCGGTGGTTACCGCCACGATCGCCGCCAATACGCTGCAGGCGGGGTCTACCTTGCGCATCAGCGCCGCGGGCATCGGCACCACCGGGGCCACTCCCGGCAACGACACCTTCAACATCAAGTTCGGCACCAATTCGACATGCACCTCGAATAGCGCTGTAACCGCCGTTGTGGCGGCGGCCCAAGGCTCCGTTACCGCGCAGCCTTTTTCGCTCGATGCGCTGCTGACGATCCGTACCACCACCACGGCAATCGGTGAGGCAGTAGTCTTCGGGTCCGACGGCACGACCGGCCTGTTCGCCTCTGAAGTCACTGAATTGTCGGCCACGAGCGCCGCCACCACCATCGACACCACAAAAGTAAACTACGCCTGCCTCACATTTGTGAGCGGCGCCGCGGGCTCCTCGGCGACGTTCGAAGTGGCGGAAATCGAGCTCGTCAAGATCTGAGGCTATTATGTTCCCTGGCGCACCCCAATTTCCCAGCATTGACAATCCCGGTGCCTACACCGCCTCTTTCAGCCTGAGCGCCACCAGCCCGGCAGCCGCCGGCACGGTGGCCGGAAAACCCATCCTGTTGACGGGGTTCCGATCGTTAAGCATTCTGGCGACGCTGACCGGGGCCACTGGCGATACGCTCGACGTCTACCTGCAGGTTTCGCCGGACGGCGGCGTTACCTGGGTCGACGGATACGTGATGGATGGAATCCCGGACGGTGTTACTCCGTCTAAGACCGCGCCGGGCAATGTGACGGCGCAGTTAGCTCCCGCAACGCCATCGGTTCCCGGAGGCATGTGGACGGATTCGACTCCTTCGACCAACGGGATCGATATCTCTCACATCTGGGTAGACGGCGACCACCCCGGCGATCCGATTATCGTCTCCTACGACACCCAACTGCCCAAGTACTGAAAGCTCGCGCGGGCGGCACCCCTCCTCCGCCTGCGCTTGAGAAACCCAGGGCGGTGCACACTGATGCGTAAGTGCCTTTGTGCGCTGCCCTGGGCGAACAAAACAGATCAGGATGGTTTGAACAGTCCTTATCCCGCTCGTCCGAAGGTTCGGTACCTGACTGTCCGGGAAGTTCTGGATTGCCTGAGAGTGCGACGGACCTAGTGGCCCCCTTCACGGTCCGGTCGCCGTGGAAAGCGCGGTGGGCGGCCTCCGGTGTCCATCGTGAAGTCGTTTCCTACCTGCCGCAGGATCGCATAATGCTCCGGTTTGAACGGATTCTCGACGAGGAAGCAGTACCACTCGCCGTCCTTCGGCTCCCGCCGCTCCCCGGTGTCCTCAAAAACAATGCGCTTCGGCACGATTCTGATTCTCGCACGTGAGGCTCTAGCCCGTTGATCTTCTCGTGACGGCACGCTCGGCCAAGAGCCCGCTACCCCAGCCTCCCGGAGGCAGACGGAGGCTTGTTCGACAACGCCTCCTCACTCCTGCCGATCTACGACTAATAAGGGTGAGATGACAGTAGCAATCTACGCCAGGGTATCCACCGAAGACCAGCAGACCGGCATGCAACTCACCGAGCTTAAGGCCTTTGCCCAACGGATGGGCTGGGAAGCAGTTGAATACGTCGAGAAGATCAGCTCGATGAAAACCCGGCCGGTCTTCAACCAGATGATGGCCGACGCCAGGCTGCACAAGTTCGACCAGGTGCTGGTCTGGAAGATCGACCGGTTTTCCCGTTCCATGAAACAGTTCGTCGATACCGTCCTCGAACTGGACCAGGCCGGGGTGGCGCTGCGGTCAATCACGCAGAACGTCAGCACCGACCAGAGAGACCCGATGGGCAAATTCGTCCTCGGCCTGTTCGCGTTACTGGCGGAGCTCGAGCGGTCGATCATCGTCGAGCGCGTGAAGGCCGGCGTCAAGGAATACAGCCGCGCGTATGCGGCGGGCCAGATCGGCAAGCAGCGCCACACCAGATCCAAAAAGGACAAGGCAAACGGGCGCCCGCGGAAGATCTTCCGGCGGGACGAGGCACGCGAGTTGAGAGCCGGCGGGATGAGCTGGCGGGCGATCGCAGCCAAGCTCGGCGTCGATATGTCGACCATACGGAGAGCTGTAGTTTAGGCAGGTGTGTCAAAACCCTGTTTTGAGCGCCCGATTTCGGTGTTGAGGGCAAATAAGCGCGACATCCGGTTTTTGGTGTGTCAAAACCTAGAGGTTTCGACACACCGGACCCCTGCAAGCTCACGATTTCAAAGGGCAAAATCTGCGGCTCGGCGCGCCTCAGCGAGCCCGCGGCCCGCTCGGGCGATTTGGCGCGCGATGTTGCACTTTGTCGCGCTTTTTTTGAAATTTATTTTTCCCCGTCGGCCCTGATCGCGTCCCGCTCCACATCCCGCCCATGCACCCAGGCGCGCTTGGCATCACGTACAGCTTCCTCGACCGAGCCGCGAGCTATTCTCCACACCCAGGCGAGCACCGCGCGGGGGCGCGCTACCTCCCGGCACATCTCGCGGTGCTGGGCTTCCGCTTCGAGCCAGGTCGGCTGTTGCTCCCACCAGTTAGCACTTGTGCGCCCGCGCCTTGGCCCGCTTCGCGGTCATCGCTCCGCACGGGCAGCGCGGGTCTTGCGAGCGGGGGCGGCCGCCGGCGCGGGTCTTGCGGGCGGCGTTCATCGCGCGGGCTGTGCGGGAGGGGAGAGTGCGGCGGCCCATTTTAAGTGCTCACCATGACGAGCAGCCCGTATTCCCAGTCCTCGTCTTGGAGCTGGCCTTTCGTCCCCTGCCCGACGCGGTACGTTAGCCGGCATACGAGAGCCTGATCGCCCGGGCGCAACCCCTCGACTTTGTTGCGGTTCATGGGCACTGCAACGCCGGCGAGTTGCTGGAGATAGCTAGCGGTCTGCTCGTAGCCTACAAAGGACTCGAACGGCCTTTGCAGCCACTCCCGCGCCTGGCCGGCATCGATAAGACGATAGCGCCATGTGCCCTCGTGGGGAATCATGGCTGAGTTGATGAGTATTCTGCGCATCTGGCTTTCGTTTCCTTTATATGATCCATGCTCGCATACAGGGAATCTTATCGACTCGCCTCCAGTGGCAGAGCTTGTCGAGGGCCCGATGCGGCTTACCGTCTTTCGCCGTGTAGGCGCTCAGGGTCCACTCGCGTCCGCGCTCGGGCTCCGCCGGCAGCAGGTCGAAACTGTCAGCCGTGAGGTGCAGGCAGTAGGGTGATTGCGACTCATCCTCGAACATGATTTCCACGCCTTCGGCGTGTCCCTCTGCTGGCCACGGCCCGCGCGAGAGGACGCAGTATTTCGCGGCGCGCATGTCGGCCAGGTCGGGGTAGCGGGAGGGAGGAAGCAGGATGCGGATCGCGCCGGCATTTACTGACACAAAGAGCTTGCCCGCGCGGGCAAGCTCTGCGTTCCAGTAGTTGGTGGAGAGGACAAGGGGGCCGTGGTTGTGGATCTCGATCATACGCGCTCCCTCACGCACCGTGCAGCGGCGGCAAGCACAACACGGAGAGCCCGGTCGTCATGAGTGCTGCGCAGTTGGCTTATGGTGGCTTGTTCGCCGAGTCCGTGGCGCGAGCGAAAAGCATCGATGCCGGCGCGGCAGTAGCCGACACTGCGGGCATCGTCGATGGTACAGGTCAGGTTACGGCAGAGATGCGCCACGAGCCGGGCTTTGCGCCGCGTCCGGTAGTCGGTGTCGTGGAGTAGCGCCACCGCTTTGTCGCGCCGGATTTGGAGTTTCCGCTCGTACTCGGCACGGCACTCCGCGATATTGCGGCCGTGCTCGTACGTGACCGGCTCGCCGGCTATAGCGGGTATCCGTAGTGCGATGCCGGTCTTGCGGTCGCGGCTATCGTACCGCTCGATGATGCCGTGGCGTTCCGTGGCGTAGAGGTCGCCATCTAGGAGGGTCGGATGATCGTATCGCGCGTGCCGGTGGAGCGGTAGAGTGATGTGTTTGTTGCGCGAGGTGTGGATGGTAGCCAGCGGCCCGCGCGTGGCGTCGAGGGCGACGGTGACTCCGGCATCCACCCAGTTCGCGGGGTAGCCATAGCGCTTGCTGTATGCGTCCCAATCAGTCCGCGATTGGGCTTGACCGAGATGGATGCTCGCACGCTTGGACTGGTAGACGTGCTCGATATGGGCGTGATAAGACTTCGCCAAATCGATTGCCAGCGGATCGTAGATCTGATGTAGGAGTTGATCGGCTTCGGCGGGAGCGGCCAGAATCCGCGCCAGGCGTGCGCCGCGGCGTGCGATCGTCATGCGCCTCATCCTCGCGGCCTCATGACGTACGATAGCTTCGCTCCCGGTGGCCTGGTAGAGCGCCTGCATCTGCTCCCTGTCGAGCAGGCCGAAGCGGTCCATTGCTTCGCGAGCGAGTCGCTCCATGCGGGACAGCCAGCGCTTGCGCGACTGCACCATACGCCAGAGTTCGCGGGGCGTCCAGTAGCGGTCGGACAGGTGATTATAGCGCCAGTCATTCCGTGCAGAGGGAGCGGCAAGATTGGCGGTGGGTGGGTCCTGTGGCCAGGGATGCGGCCAGTCACTTCGGAATGTATCTATCTGGCCGCCCCTGGGGTATCCCTCCATCGCAGTCACGCGGCGATTGGTGGTGGTGGCGATTGCATCGAGCGGCAAGACATGCACTCTTGCTCCTCGCAGGCTACGGATTGCGCCACGGAGCGTATTGGCTTTGCTGCCCAGTTTGGCAGCGCGCCGGATTATCTGTTGCTTGGTGTACATATTTTCCTCGTACCCCTGTATCGCTGGGGGAGCGGCTTCTCGAATTTCGTTTCGGTTTGCCGTGTGCGACCGAGGCACGCGGCGGGATAGCTCAATCAGCGTGAGCGTCGCAGCAATACCAGATGTGCTGGTTGGGATAACCGGCATTCTGCCACTGCGTTCTCTCGCACGCCGCGTCGAGTGCGACGGTATAGCTCTCTCCGTCGCACCAACGGATTTCCAGCGTCTTGCCGCAGGCTGCGCATGTCAGCACTTTGCAGCGTTGCCGCTTGCGTGTCTTGGTAGTGGCCATCATTTTGTTTCTCCTTACCCTCTGATCATCGCATTTGTACGTTGTTTTGTCAATAGAAAAATTTTAGCGAAGGGAAAGCGAAAGCCATCAGGTAGCGGCGGAGCTCGTAGGTGGAGCGGAAGCGCATCGTTAGCTCTCGGGATCTGCCTGCACGGCGCGTCAGCGGCGGATACAACTGATTTCCGGAAAAGAATTTATGGCAAATGAATATCCCAAGTGGAAGCACCACCCAAAACGCAACTCCCAAATTGTTGGCTCGCCGGAGGAAGAAGCAAGGCTCGGAGAGGAATGGTCCGACAAAGTCTTCCCCCGCACTCCCCAGCCGCTTCAGGTTACAGCCTCGGCCGACAGCAAAGAGGGCTGCGCCTCCTGCAAGGCCCTGGGCGCCCAGATGCTGGACCTGGCCAAAGAGATTGACCGGCAGCGGACGAACTACACCGCGTCATACGGCGAGCTCTCGGCCGAGCGAGACGCAATGGCTAAAGGGCTCGAAGACCTGCTCTCGCGGCACAACGCGCTGGTAGTCGAAAACGCGGAGCTGAAACAGCAACTGGCGGCCCAGCAGGCGCCTACTTCCGCTGCTCCGACCTCAGACGAGGGCGAAAAACAGGAACCGGCTGAAGCCGAAGCCGTGCCGATTCAGGAAGTTGAACCCAACCCCGTCGGCGTCGCCGCCGGTCCCTCGAAATCGGAGCTGAAGCGCCAGGCAGCGGGGCGGAAGCCTCAAGCAGCAGAGTCGGGCACGTAGTAGAACTGCTGCCGCGCACGCGACGATTCGGCGTCGTAGACCAGGTCCGCCGGGACGGGCGTATCCCGGTAAGGGCGCCACAGATAGCAGGCCAAGTTTAGCACGGCTCCGCGCCAGTCGACGATCAAGTGTCCCCTGTGCGAACCGAGTAGACGCGAGAGGGCGTTCAGCCCGTGGGCCATCTCATCTTCCAACGGGTTCTCACCCGGGCGCAGCCACCCAATCCTAAACAGAGCCTCCGTGACTATTGCCTCTGCCTCCTGCTCTGAGGCAGGGCGGTAGGGATAGGGCCAAATCAGCGGAACCTGCCCCCGGGTGCGCTCGACCGGGGCAGGCGCTTTCCGCGCCGCTACCTCCGCTCCCGCTGCCACGGCTGCGCAGCCCGGCAGCAAACCGAAAAACCACCGCCTCGTCATTTTCATACTTCCAGCCTAAAGGAAATCTCCTCCCATGTCCCTCCAAGTCCAAGACATCATCAACGGCGCCCTCCGCCTCCTCGGCGTACTCGCGGCCGGCGAGCTCGGCTCCCCGGAAGAAATCAGCGACGGCATCATCTCGCTCAACGAAGTCCTGGACGGCTGGAACATCAACCGGCTGGACATCTTCTACCTGCGCAACGACGTGTACAACCTGTCGAGCGGCACGCAAGCCTATACCCTGGGCGTCGGCGGATCTCTGTCAGGCCCGCGCCCGGTGTCGATCAAGAACGTAGCCGCCATCCACTCCTCGGGCCTTGCCATCCCCATGGATGTGGTCAGCTCGGAAGACTGGGCGGCAATCACCGAGAAATCCGTCGCCGGCACCCTACCGCGGAAGCTCTACTGCGACTTTGCTTTCCCCCAGGCCAACGTCCTGATCTGGCCGGTACCCTCCGGCACCCCCCAGATCTCGATTTATTCCTGGTCCCAATTCACCACCTACGTGAATCCGACGGACGCCTTCACCATGCCTCCGGGCTATGAAATCGCCGTCCGCTACAACCTGGCGGTAGCCATGGCGCCGGAATACGGCAGGCCGGCCTCTCAGGAGCTCGTGGGGCTCGCCATGAGCTCGCTGCAGGCCCTGCAGGCGCTCAACCGGCCGCCCGTCGAAGGCGCAGCCGACGAGCAGATCGCGCGCGCCCAGGTCGCGCAGCAAGTGGCGCAGGGCGGAGGCGGCCTCGCGCCGCCCCAGCCTCCCAACGTTCCGATGCCGAGGACATAACCCATGCTGGTCAGCGATCTGATTGCCGGATCTTTACGTCTGGTCGGCCGGCTCGGCCCCGGCAGGACCGCCGGGCCTTCCGAGCAGGCTGCAGCCTTCCTCTCGCTCAACGGGATGCTCGACGAGTGGGCGACCAAGCGCCTGATGGTCTACCAGACCGTGCTGAGCACCTACACGCTCACGGCCAACACCCAGATTTACCAGATCGGCCCCTCCGCCACTTCCCCGCCGGGATTCATCACCACCAGGCCCTCCAGGATCGAGACGGCCAACATTGTCACGAGCGGAGTCCGGTTTACGGTGAAGCTGGTCACCGCCGACGAGTACTCGCAGATCATTCGAGAGACCGGCTTGACCGGACAGGTCCCGCAGATCCTGTGGGACGACATGGCCTCGCCCAACTCGAACCTCTACGTCTGGCCCATCCCCAGCGGAACCCCCACGCTCGAGCTGTTCACCTGGCAGCCGATCTCGCAGTTTGCAACCGTGGGCGACACCGTAGCCCTGCCGCCCGGATTCTACGAAGCGCTCCGATTCAACTTGGGGGTGAGGTTTGCTTCCGAGGTGGGAAAACCGGTGCCTCCACAGATCGCAGGTATTGCGCAGGAAGCCATCCGGCAGATCGAGCGGCTGAATAAGATCATCCTGGACAGCCGATCGAGACAAGGGGAAATCGATGCGATCGAGGCCGCCGACATCACCGGACAGCCGGCACAGGCGGCCTGATCGCACTTCTTCAAGGCTTGCGGCGGCCCTTGCTTACCTGCTGCCGCCGGCGCCGCCGACTTGCCCGGTAGCCGCGCGCTGAGTCGACAGGTGCTCCAAGGCCTCCCCCATGGTGCTGAAAGTCCGGCGGTTCGCCCATTGCTCGGCCGTGTACGCCAGCGCCACGGGCGCCGAGGTCCCCGATCCCCACAGGAACACCCGGCAGCCGCCATCGGTGGTGTTTTCAAGGTTCCGGATCGACGTGCCAGGCGTAGCCGTTCCGCCGCAGCACAGCACGTAATCGTTGATGTCTTGCGCTATTCCTTGGTTCTCCATCTGATTCTCCATTTCTGCGCGGGTACCCGCGCCATCGCTGATAACAGCGTGCCCGGCACTCTATTGCGGGCCCGGCGTTATCGCCATCGTTCTCAACGCTAACACTTTTCAGGAAAAAACACTATGGCAGCCCCCGGACCGTGGGTTTTATACAACCAGTTCAAAAAGCAATTGGGCCTCGCCCAGTTCACCCTCAACGCCGATACGTTCTATGTCGCGCTGTTTACCTCGGCTTCGAGCGCCATCAACGCGGCAGTCTCGGTGGCCACGTATGCCGCTTTCGCCTCCGACGGGCATGAGGTCGGCAACGGCAACGGGTACACGACCGGCGGGGTCGCAGTCGCCACACCCACCTGGACGGGGACGTCGACGCTCACCTTCGATGTCGGCAATCCGTCCTGGACCGCCTCCAGCTCGGGCTTTACAGCCAGAGCCGCGGTGCTTTACGACTCGACCACAGTGGGAGGGACGAACTATGCGATTGCCTACATGCTGCTCGACTCGACACCAGCAGATGTGACCACCGCAGCAGGAAATACCCTGACGATCAACGTCAGCAATATCTTCAGCTATACGTAGGAACACAAAGGCTTATTTGTGTTTGACCAAGCGCGAGCCTGAATCCTGGACTCGTCGGTACCCGCCTCTTGAGCCAGAGTGCCAAGGGGTGAAGTCAAGGGGCTAGGAGATCGCGGGTAATCGCCAGTGCTCCATGCAAAATGTCGCGCCGGGGCCGCGGTCGCATCGGTGCAACTCGCAGCATATCGTGCCACATGGAACATCGTCACGGAGCACCGTGACAACGGCGTCGTCGCGCCGATAGAACAGATAAGCTGGGTGGCGCTTGCCGTAGTCAAGGGCAAACATAGTCCTGCCGAGCCCGTCCCCGTGCATGAATCGCACCACGGTCAGGGGGCGCAGCCGCTTTCCGCCCCTTGTTACGATGGTATGTTCCATCGTCAACTCCCGCGCTTTAATTAATCCCGGTGCCTGGACGAGCCAATCACAGGTCCCAAGCTCGTACAGAGCGCCGCAGAATTTGCACCGTAGACCGCTTTCGCTTTCCGGCACTAGATCCTTGACTCCAACCCCAGCCTATCCCTGAAAAGAGTCAGGTACAAGAGCCCCGCGTACTACCCGCAAGCTCGTTCAGACAAAAAGCGTTTTCCTAAAAGGACTCATTCATATGCCCGTATCAGTGATTTTGCCGCCCAACTCCACGGGCACACCGCTCGATGTCATCGCCGGCACCAGTGGCACGACAGCCCGCCAGATCGTCACCCTGGGTGATCCCTCGACGGCAGCCAACCAGCAGTCCGTCTCCGCCGCCGGTAGCGCTCAGGTCTATACGCCCGACGTGGCCTCGGCTGCGACCGCCCTGGGGGCGTCGAATGCCGCGGTCAGCGTGGCGCTCGCCGGCCAGGGAGGCGTAGGGGTGCTAATCTCCTCCGGAGGAAACCTGGTCGGAACGATTACGCCCGAGATTTCCTACGATGGAGGAACCACCTGGGTAGCGGCCTACTTCTTCAACGCCGCAATGGCAGCCCAACTGGGCGTGCCGCCGGGCGGACTGGCACAGACCATTGTTGTTTCCTCGCCTGGATCGGCCCTGCTGAGCATCCTGGTCGGCCCGGGAGTGTCAAACGCGCGGGTTCGGGTCTCATCCTATAGCTCCGGCTCCTCGAATGCTACCATGCGCGCCAGCCATGCTGGCATGGGGTCGATCGTGTTCAACTCCCCGCTCGACGGCGGAAGGGCCACATACTCCTCGGCCATCGTCGGGATGGCGCTCGCGACCTCGGCAACCGACGTTTTCACCATTGCCGGCGCCGCAGGCAAGGTCATCCGCATCCTCCGCATTCAAGCCAGCCTCACGATCACCACCGCGGCCCAATATCTGGACGTGTCAGTCGTGAAGCGCTCGGCTCTCGATACGGGGGGTACCGCGACGAATCCCGCTTGCGTCCCATATGACTCATCGAGCCCGGCAGCCGCCGCTACGGTGGCAGCTTACACGGGCAATCCGAGCCTGGGCACCGCGGTGGGCGTTGTGGCTGCCGAGCACGTATTCGCTCCGCTGACTGGAACGCCGGCGGCAGGCGTCCCGCTCTGCACGTTCGACTTCGGCGATCGTTCGCAGCAGGCGCTCGTGTTGCGCAGCGCGGCGCAGCAAGTGGCCGTGAATCTGAACACCACGGGTAACGTAGGAGTGGGGTCTTTCTGGGCCGTATGGACGGAAGAATAATAAAAGCCCTCTCATGGCCCTCGCCCTCGAATTAGCGGATTTTTGGCTGTCGCCCGGCTGGCAGGTGCAGGACACCCTGTCACCTGCAGCCGCCACGCTTACCAATCAGGCCGAGATTCCTTCGAGCCTGACGCTGACTATCCATCCGGCGGCGGCCTCGATGGCCTTCACCGGGGGCACGAACACCAAGCTGAACGGCAAGGTGCTCGCGCCGGCGGGAGCGACGCTCACATCCGGCGGTGGAACCGGGAGCACGCTGAAATCCTATAACCTGTCGCCCAGGCCGGCGCCGGCAGTTCTCACGTCGACCGGCGGTACCGCGGCGCTCACCCTCGGCCTGGGCCCGGCGAAGGCGACTGCGGCTTTCACTGCAGGCCAAGCCGCCCTGCGCAAGGGATTCGGCCCGGCGGCGGCTTCGATGACCTTCACTGGCGGCACGAATACGCTGGCCCAGGTCCGAACGCTCAACCCCCGCGCCGCTGTGATGACGTTCACAGGGGGATCTAATACCCTGGCGCCAATTCCGGGATTCGGCCCGGCGGCGGCCTCGATGGCCTTCACTGGCGGCACGAATACGCTGGCCCAGGTCCGAACGCTCAATCCCCGCGGTGCCGTGATGACGTTCACAGCAGGGTCCAATACCTTAGCGCCGATTCCGGGCGAGCTGGCCTTTGCAGTGGCGAAGACCTTTCCAGTGATGTTTGCCAAACCATACGATTTCCAGGTAGATTGAATCTGTCCTGGAGACCTCGATCATCTGCGGTGACGCGCTGGAGGTGCTGGCCGGTATGGCGAGCCAGTCCATAAACTGCTGCGTGACTTCACCGCCATACTGGGGACTCCGCGACTACCACGTTGCGGGCCGAATCTGGGGCGGCGATCCCGGCCACAAGCACGTGTGGGGCATGCAGGTGGTCCAGCACGCGACGAATCACACCGACAAGCGGCGCTGGAATCACGCGCGCAACGGACGCGGTGAGCAGCAGCCGAAAGCCAAGCGGCCGGGATGGAAGCGGCAGCCGATTGCCCAGGGCAACTTCTGCGGCGAGTGCGGCGCCTGGCGCGGCGTGCTCGGGCTGGAGCCATCACCTGAGCTGTACGTCGAGCACATCGTGGAAGTCTTTCGCGAAGTGCAGCGCGTGCTGCGGGATGACGGCACGCTGTGGCTGAACATGGGGGACTGCTACTCCGGCGACGGCGGCGTCGGCGCGATGGCAGGCACCGGGTTGGGTTCTCCCGCTCGTGCTGCAATGCCGCGACCGGAAGCGGCCGACCCCGCCAACTTTGCGCGATGGCGGCGAGAGTACGGCGGCCTCAAGCCCAAGGACCTGGTCGGAATGCCCTGGCGCGTCGCCTTCGCCCTGCAAGCGGACGGCTGGTATCTGCGGTCGGATATCATCTGGCACAAGCCGAACCCGATGCCGGAATCGGTACGGGATCGGCCCACCAAAGCGCACGAGTACCTTTTTCTGCTGAGTAAGAGCGAGCGGTACTATTACGACGCAGACGCGATCAAAGAGCCAGCCAGCCCCGACACGCACGCGCGATATGCACGCGGGCGCAGCGACAACCATAAGTGGGCCGACGGCGGACCGGGAAACCAGACAAGGCGCGCGCCCGGCGTCAACCCTAAGTGCGCAGCGCCGGGCAGCGGCATCCGGCAAAACTCCAGCTTCTCGGCAGCGGTCAAGGACGTCGTAGGCTCGCGTAACAAGCGTTCCGTCTGGACCATCTCGACCAAGCCTTATTCCGGCGCCCACTTCGCCACCTTCCCGCCGAAGCTGATCGAGCCGTGCATTCTGGCCGGCTGTTCCGAAGGCGGAACAGTTCTCGATCCGTTTGGAGGCGCAGGCACCACAGCCCTGGTAGCGCGCGAGCACAACCGCAACTCCATCCTCATCGAGCTGTGTGCGGGCTACGTGGATCTGGCGCGCGAGCGGCTCGGCCTGAATGTCGAGATCGCCTGATATCCTCTAGGCCCTTGACTCTCGCGCGCCGGCACTCTGGCTAAAGAGCCGGGTACAACGGCCTCCCGCACCACCACGCAAGCCTGTTCAAACACAAAAAATCTTCCAATGTCATGGCCCTCGCACTTGAATTAGCAGACTTCTGGTTAAAGGGTCTTTGGCCAGGCTCGGGCCCCATATTTCCAATCTCAGTACCGGATTTCGTTTTGTCTTACCAGAACAACTCCACAGCCAGAATATCGGT